CTATCTAACAGATACTGATGCGTTTTTCCTGACGACTGACGTACCTAACGGACTGAAGCACTTTGTGCGTTCACCTGTTGCGACCAGTATGGAAGGCGACTTCGAAACTGGTAATGTTCGTTATAAAGCCAGAGAACGCTATAGCTTTGGCTTTAGTGACTGGCGTGGTATTTTCGGCTCTCCAGGAGCTGCGTAATATCGCGAGGGAAAGGGGCACTGGTTGCCCCTTTTCTTTTTCTGCTGTATAAAGCATCCATCCCTGACAAGTACATCCCGTACTTGACACTAGCCACGACAGGAGATACTCATGGCGAATACTACCTTTAACGGCCCAGTCCGATCAGAGAACGGGTTTAAAGTTGTTTCAAAAAACGCAAGCACTGGTGCGCTTACTGATGTAGTAGATATTGCATCTACTGGTATCGTTACAAATAAATATGTAAAGCACGTTGGTTTTGCTACAGGCGTTACGGTCAACACCACAGCGGGGGATAGCCCTTCTATTGGTGAGTTTACTCAACCTGCAAATACAATCATTACTGATATTAAAATTTTCTGTGACACCTCGCCTGTTATTGGTACAGGTGACATTGGTTATGAAGTTGGTACTACTAGCTCTGGCGCACAGATTGTTGCGGCAGTAACTGATGAGATCTTGGACGGTGGTACAACTGTTGTAGAACATAACGTAACTACAACGACGTTGGTAACTCAAACTCAAAGCGGTACTACGGCTCCTGCCTCTGTTCAATATACAGATACTGCAAGAACGATTTTCTGTAATATTACTAACACTGTTGACGCGACAACTGCTGGTTCATTTACGTTTATTATTGAGTATGTACAAATAGCGTAATAGGAGACGGATATGGCTGATGCGGTAACTTCAACAACTATCTCTGATGGTACGCATAAAGCAGTTATACAGCTGACAAATCTTAGTGACGGCACTGGTGAGGATGCCGTCAATAAAGTAGACGTTAGTGGGTTAGCTACTCGAGAAGACGGTACTGCTTGTAGTAGTGTATTAATTGAAAAAGTAAGCCATTCAATTATTGGTTTTACGCAAGTACAGCTTTTGTTTGACGCAACTACAAACACGATAGCATTGGGACTAGCGCAAGACAGTAATGGTCATATGGATTTTAGCGAATTCGGAGGTCTTAAAAATACTGCCGGTAGCGGTAAAACTGGTGATATATTACTGACTACAATAGGTGCGTCTTCTAACGATAGTTATGTAATTGTCTTAGAACTTATAAAGAACTATGGCTAATGGCTACATCAGGTACTCGTACTTTTAGTTTAAACGCTGCAGATGCGATTGAAGAAGCGTATGAACTAGCAGGTTTAGAATATCGAACAGGATACGACGGCGTAACTGCGCGTCGTTCTATGAATATTATGTTTGCTGACTGGTCAAACAGAGGCATACAAATATGGGAAGTAGAACAAGTATCTTTAGATTTAGTTGAAGGTCAGACGACTTACGATTTAAATCAATTTGATATAGATATTTTAGACGCTGTAATACGTCGTACGACAAATAGTATACAAACAGATTTTCAACTAGATCGTATAGATCGTGGGGAATATTTAGATATACCTAATAAGTTAACGAAAGCGCGGGTAACTCAATATTATTTAGAGCGCACGATTACGCCGAAACTTTATGTTTGGCCTGCACCTGAAAACTCTACGGATAAGTTTGTATCTTATCGTTGGAAACGTATTCAAGATATTACAGAGTCTGTAAACGATGTAGATTTACCGAGTAGGTTTCTTCCCTGCCTTACCTCTGGATTAGCTTTTTATTTAGCTATGAAAAAGAATCCAGAAAAAGCAGGGTTATTACAACCTCTTTATGAAATGAACTTAGTTAACGCAATACGTTACGATGATGATAGTTCGTTGAGGTTAGTACCTAAACGGACGTATTTGTAATGGCTTTCGCAGTAGGTAAATATGCTTATGGTGTATGTGACCGTTGCGGGTTTCGTGTTAAATATTTACAAATGAGAATGGAATGGACAGGTTTCAAAGTCTGTCCTGATTGTTTTGAGCCTAAACATCCTCAATTAGACCCTCCTCATCATGTTTCTGACCCAGAAGGATTACGACAGGCTAGGCCAGAAGTACCTTTACCACAAGCACAATTAGGGTTAGTAAGAACGACAGGGCCAAGTAATACTACTGACTCGGGGCGTAATATAGGGGGGCAATCATTAGGTACAGTAGACCCTATCGGCACTGATTTCGTGGGTGTTTCAGCTACAGGCAGTGTTGGGACTATTACGGTAATTACGACATGAGTTTTACTTTAAGCACTTTAAAAACAGCTGTCCAAAATTATACAGAATCTTCTGAAACGACTTTCGTCGCATCATTAGATACTTTCATAAAAGAAGCGGAAGAAAGAATACTAAAAGCAGTAGAGCTTCCAGTATTCCGTAAAAACGTCACAGGCACTGCTACGGCTAGTAATACTTACCTTAGTACCCCTTCGGATTTTCTAGCCCCCTACAGCCTCGCTGTTATCTCTAGTAGCGTATATTCGTACCTACTCTATAAACACGTTTCTTTTATAAGAGATTTTACACCTAACGCATCTACAACAGGGCTTCCTAAATATTATGCATTGTTCGATGATAATTCTTTTTTATTAGCTCCGACACCGGATACGACATATTCGTTTGAGTTACATTATAAATACCGACCTGCTTCGTTAACGACAACAAGCGGAACAGATACAACATGGTTATCAGATAATGCGCCCGATGCGATGTTATACGGTACTTTAGTAGAAGCTGCGACTTTTCTTAAAAACCCACAAGAAATTGTACAATATGAACAAAGGTTCATACAGGCTGTAAACGGACTTAAAAATTTAGGTCAAGGATATGGCCTTAGAGATGAATATCGTTACGATATTGCTAAAGGATAAATATGCAAGCTCCAAAACTGGAAGTAGGAAATTTTTTAGTAACTGCTACAGAACAAAAAGGCCATTCTCCTGACTTTTGGGCTAAATCAGCGTCTGATAGAATTGTAAGCGTAGGAAATAAATCACATCCTTTAATAGCACAACAAGCAGAGGCATTTAAAGAAAGTGTAGAGCAGATAGTTCTTTTTTATTTAAAAGAAGCTATTAAAAGCGATAGAACGACTTTAATAGCAGAGTTAGAACTACAGGGTCAGCAAGAAATGGCTAATATACTTAGGAGATTATAATGTCTATTACGACAGCGATGTGTACGACTTTTAAAAAAGAAATTTTAGAAGCTGTTCATAATTTTAAAAACTCTGGCGGTAGTACGTTTAATTTAGCGTTGTATACAAGTTCAGCAAGTTTAGGTGCGAGTACAACAGCGTATACCACATCTAATGAAGTATCTGGTACAGGATATACTGCTAAGGGTGCGTCATTGACTCGTGTTGACCCAAGTAATGATGGGACTACGGCGATCACAGATTTTTCTGATCTTACGTTTAGTTCTAGCAGTATTACCGCAAGAGGCGCATTAATATTTAATGATAGTGCTTCAGGTGATCCTGCGGTATGTGCTTTAGATTTTGGCGCAGATAAAACGTCTACGTCTGGAGATTTTACGATACAGTTCCCAACTGCTGACGCTAGTAATGCTATTATCCGTATTGCGTAGATGTCTAATCTTACCGGCTGGGGCAGAGGTGCGTGGGGCGATGGCACATGGGGTGAGCCAAGTCCAGTCCCAGTTACAGGCGTTTCTGGAACGGGCGCGGTTGGGACGGTTACAGTCGCAGCCAGTGCAGTTGCCGCTGTCACAGGCGTTTCTAGCACAGGGGCAATCGGGTCAGTCACAATCGTCCAAGGAACGGGTGTCACTGTATCCGTTACAGGTGTGGCAGGCACTGGATCTGTCGGAACGGTTACTGCTACCGGCAGCGCGAATGCTGCTGTTACTGGGAATGCTGGGACTGGAGCGGTTGGTTCGGTTACGGTCACGGGTACGGCAACTACCACAGTCACTGGCGTTGAAGGCACGGGGGGTATTGGATCAGTTACGACTACAGGTACTGCGGTTGTGGTTCCTACAGGCGTGGCAGCTACAGGAGAGATTGGTGTCATCAATATCTGGGGGCTTATTGACACAAGCCAAACACCAAGTTATTCAAGTATATCAACGAGTCAGACACCAAGTTACTCAAGTATATCAACGAGCCAAACACCAAGTTATTCGAGTGTATCAACGAGTCAGACACCAAGTTACTCAGGCGTGTCAACTAGCCAGACTCCAAATTGGGAAGAGGTTGCGTAATGGTGCGTAAAGTTAAAAAAATAATTAAGGGTTTAGAGAAAGCATCTAAGACGCACAAAAAACAAGCAAGTACTCTCAAGAAGCATGTTGCTTCAATGAGCAAGCCAAAGCCTAAGACTAAACGCCGGAGAAGATAGATGGCAACTTACGTCAACGACCTACGCTTAAAAGAGATCGCCACTGGTGACGAATCAGGTACGTGGGGCACCAGTACGAATACAAATTTAGAATTAATTGCTGAGGCTTTTTCGTTTGGCACGGAGGCAATTTCTACCAATGCTAGCACGCATACTACTACTATTGCCGATGGCTCTACTGATCCCGGCAGGTCGATCTATCTCCAATACACTGGAACTCTTAATAGCACTTGTACGATTACCATCGGGCCAAACACGGTCAGCAAGCTCTGGTTCATTGAGAACGCAACGAGCGGATCACAGTCGATCATTATTAAGCAAGGTTCTGGCGCTACGGTTACGATCCGTAATGGTGACGTAAAAGCTATCTACTCTGACGGTGCTGGCTCTGGCGGAAAAATGGTCGATGCTTTTACCGATCTGCACGTTAACGGTTTGACTAGCGAGGTAGACGGCAATACAGCCGCGCTTACTGTCCGTTCTACAGATGCGGATGCAAGCGTCGGGCCTTTGATTGTTTTTGATCGGGAATCTAGTTCGCCAGCAGACGATGATTTAGTTGGCCGTTTGGTTTTTCAAGGACAAAATGATGCTTCTGAGGGTGTCACTTATGGTCGAATTCAAACCACGATCAAAGATGCAAGTGACGGCACAGAAGACGGGCTTTTGCAATTAGCATCTATGCTTGCTGGCACGGTGGTCAGTCGCATGGAAATGAACGCTACACAAACTGTCTTTAACGAAGGAAGCCACGACCTCGACTTCCGTGTTGAAAGTAATGGCAACACTAAAAAGTTTTTTGTTGATGGTGGCAACGATGTCGTTTGTATAAATACAGATTCTCCAAGAGGTATCGCTTCAACCAGTAATCGAGAATTCCAAATGGAAGGTACGAGTGGGGTTTCTTCCAGCTTCTCAATAACAAGAAATCAAAATAACAATGGTGGCGGGGCCCTATATCTTGCTAAGACCAGAGGTACTGCATTGGGAGCCGTCACTATTGTCCAAGACGGAGACACTTTAGGCGCTATAGGGTTTGCAGCGGCAGATGGCACAGATGTGGCGCATCAAGCAGCAAGCATTGGCGCAGAGGTAGATGGCACTCCCGGAGCAAACGATGTTCCCGGAAGAATCGTTTTCAAAACAACCCCAGACGGCTCCACTACGCTGGGCGAGGTCATGCGAATTAACCAGTCAGGTGCTGTCTTAATCAATACCACTACAGATTACGGCGGCAAGGTAAATATCAAATCCGATGCAAGTGGAAACACAGTATCAACCCTTGCTCTTGTTTCGACCTTAGCCTCAGCCGCAGATGGCCCGATTTTGGACCTTAATAGGCAAACCGCCTCTCCTGCCGATAGTGACAACATCGGTCTTATAAGATTCAAGTCTACTAATAGTGCAGATCCAGCCGAAACCGTTCGCTACGCAGAAATAGATACCTTTACTCAAGATGTGACTGATGGAACTGAAGACGGAATGATCCGTATCAGAACAATTTTGAATGGAACTCTTAGATCAAGGATTGAATTCGATCAAACAGAAACAGTAATTAATGAAGACAGCCAAAACTTAGATTTCCGTGTTGAAAGCGACGGCAACGCTAACATGTTCTTTATCGACGGAGGGCTAAATCGTATTCGGATCGGCAACGAAACCCACAAACAAATCGGCGGTGCTGCAAAAATAGTCGGTATTGCGACTAACGGAGGCGACTCTGGGATAGTAATTGCTCGGAATTCAGACGGCAGTGGCGCGGGTTCATTGGGTTTTGGTAAAAGCCGAGGAACTTCGGATGGAGCCGTAACAGTTGTCCAAGACGGAGATTCTTTAGGTTCTGTCTATTGGGCCGGAGCGGACGGTACTGATCTTGTTTCTACAGCCGCCAGTATTGCCGCTAAAGTAGACGGGACTCCCGGATCAAACGATATGCCGGGAAGACTTATTTTTAGCACTACGTCTGATGGTAGCGACTCATCTACCGAAAGGATGAGAATAGATAGCAATGGCTGCGTGATGATAAACAGAACGACCGCTGTTGCTGACGATATGACGGCTGGCGCACTTCATGTTGGAATAAATGCAACTACCACTTCTCCTACAATGATTGTGGATGATGGTGATTCGAGTGTTGAGGCCAACTCTATTGTCATGGCTGTGATGTTTTCAAATGATAATAGCTTCTCTGAGGCAAAATATATTTCTTTTAGAGATTTAGGCGGTGAACAAGGTAGTGTCACTGGTACAGGTAACGGCAGTGTGAGCTTCAACACATCCTCAGATGTACGTCTGAAAACGAACATTCAAGACACAGCATCTCAGTGGGACACTATTAAAGCCCTACAGGTGAGAGATTATGAGTGGATTGGAAACGGCAATGAAGAAACTGGATTCATCGCGCAAGAGTTACATGAGCAAATTCCACAGGTTGTCCGTGTAGGTGGGGAAGAAGCTGCGAAACAACCGTGGGCGGTGGATTACGGTAGAATCACGCCGCAACTTACTAAGGCTTTACAAGAAGCTATGGCTCGAATCGAAACGCTAGAAACAGAACTGACAAAACTAAAAGAAGGAGGTAGCTAATGGCTGCGACATTCACATGGGACATCCCGCAGGTGGACAGGCAAGTCTCCTCTGGGCTAATCACCAACATTCACTGGCGGCTTTCAGCCGTCGAAACGATCAGCGGCACTGAGTACAAAGCAGACTGTTACGGCTCGAAAGGCGTGTCTGGTGATCCAAGTTCATCAGACTTTATTGCCTACGATAGCGTGACCAAAGATAACGCTATTGCGTGGGTTAAAGCTGCGCTCGATGCAGATGAAGATGAAGACTCAGCCGCCGACAAAGAGGCTGGCCTGCAAGGTCAGATCAATAAAAAAGCAACCCCAGTAGACGCATCAGGAGTACCTTGGTAATGGAAACAAAACACATACAACTTCACGATCTAGCTAACGTATTAAACCTTATCGACGCAGCCGCCAAGAACGGCATGGTGTCGGGCGAAGCGATGACCCACATGGGTGCAATGCGAGATCGCTTCATGGCGGAACTCAAAGAGCAAGCCCCCGCTCAAGACAACGTGGCTACACTCGATGAAGAGCCTGTTGTTTCTGGGCAGTTACAGTAACAACTATGGACGTAGGTTCGGTAAGCGAATCTGCTCAAGTTAGTTGGAAGCAGGTCGCAATTCAAAAGCAAGAGCGCCTGCGTACAGGTGCCGAAGGTGAGACTGTGCGAGAGATGGTCGAAACCGTTATGCCTGTGCTCTACACAAAAGAGGGCAGCAAGGTAGAAGCACAACCGCTTGCATCCACACAAAGAGTGAACGTATCGGTATGACCCCAACAGAGAAAGCCATTGCAAAGATCGAAGCGCATGAGCGTGAGTGTGCGATACGCTACGAGGCTATCGAAAAGCGCCTCGCTTCTGGCAGCAAACGATTTGATCGTCTCGAAATGATGATTTGGGGTGTTTATGTCACCGTTATTGTTGCGGTAGCTCTTCCCCAGCTACTGACCTAACAGGATTGTTAAGCGGTGGTGATTGAATCTGTCGCAGCGGCGGGGTTGCTGCTAAACCAAATTAACCAAGTAATTCAACAGGTTAACGAGACAGGTTCGGGTGTGCAACAGGCTATGGGGATGATCTCCGACTTTGGAGAAGCCCTGAATACGTTTGAAGTAGACCGTAAAAACTCTACGTTCAAGGCTCTTAGCCAAAATGACATCCTCAAAATGCAAATGCTTCGTAGGCAATATGAGAGGCATTGGCAGAGCGTAAATGACTTGCTTTTGGTTGCCGACCCGAAGCTATTGGACGATTTCAAAAGAGCCAAAAAAGAACAGGAAGAAGCACGGCAGAGGCACTTAGCAATGTTAGCTCGAAAGAAAAAAGCGCGTGCTGTCCTTATCAGCCAGCTTTTAGTGGGAGGAAGCACGTTCCTCATTGGTGGAGCGATAGCGGTTGGGGCCGTAGTGTTAATCATTAAGATATTCGGATGATTATGGCGTTCCTGTTAGTCATGTTGGTCGAAGGCGAGCAAGTCGCGGGGCAGTTTCACTTCCGCAACATCCACAGGTGCAATCAATTTGCTTATTGGCTGGAACAAGGGACGGTCAAGCCTGTAGAAGGCAAGCGGTTGAACAATCAGCAAAACATTACAGCCTACTGTATCCCTGTTAAAGTCAGGCCAAACATACAATTCTATGACTGATATGGCAGCAAAGAAGCTACAAGAAGGTTCTGAATACGCTGAATACGATGCGGATGGCGACGGCATTGTTACTGATGAAGAGCTACAAACTAGCAAAGAGTTGCAGGAGCTACGCTTACGACATGAACGAGCAGATGCTCAACGAGCTATGTCATGGTTTGCGCTCTGGGGGATGCTGCTCTACCCAAGCCTTGTGGTTGTCAGTGAGTTCTTTGGGATGAATCAAGCGGCCTCGATCTTAGGGGATATGGCTGCGGTCTACTTTGTGTCCGTTGCAGGTATACTGGCTGCGTTTTTTGGCGCACAAGCATGGTCAAATAGGAAATAGATTATGAGTATTGTTGCATCGCTAGTTGGGCCGGTCACTGGACTGCTGGATAAGTTCATTGAAGACAAGGATCAGAAGAACCGCCTTAGTCACGAAATCGCTACGCTTGCCGAGAAGCAATCGCATGAGGCACTCAAGGGCCAGCTTGAAATCAACAAGATGGAAGCGGCACACAAGAGTTTGTTTGTTGCCGGGTGGCGACCTGCCATAGGCTGGATCTGTGCTCTGGGCCTGCTCTATAACACTATCATTGCCAACATAATCAGTATCTGGGTAGATGTGCCAGAAGTAGATACAACGCTGCTTGTGCCCGTTATGATGGGTATGCTCGGATTGGGCGCTATGCGCTCCTACGAGAAGGTCAATTCCGTAGCACGGGAAAAGTAATGACTCAGCTAATTGAAATGATTAAGCGCCATGAGGGTGTTAAATCTAAAGTTTATTTATGCTCCGCTGGCTATGAAACCATAGGTGTTGGCAGAAATATCTCAGAGTCTGGCCTTGGGTTGTCTGATGATGAAATCGAATACTTGCTGGCGAATGATATAGCGCGTGTGAAGGAAGAGCTTGCGGACACATACTTCTGGTTCAACGGCATCAACGAAGCGCGTCAAGATGCAATGATTGATATGTGCTTCAACCTTGGTCTGACCAGATTGCGTGGCTTTGTGAAGGCGCTAGAGGCCATGTCACGCGAGCAGTTTGATATTGCGGCAGACGAGTTTATGGATAGCAAGTGGGCGCAGCAAGTTGGGACAAGGGCTATTCGAGTTACTGAAATGATTAGGTCTGGAGAATACTTATGAGCGCAGGCGCACAGGGAGGAGGTAAAGGCGGAGGTCGTTCCGTGCCTTACCAAAACATCCCTTTTATGCAAAGCGCAGGGCCAATGCTTGGCTCTCGTTTGATGGGTAGTCAAGGCCCACAAGATTTAAGGGAAATGCAGCAACGACAAATCGATTCCATGTTTGATCGTCAAGGTCGTGGACGGAATCGAGGGCGAGGTATAAGGAGAAAAGCTCCAGAACAAAATTACGATATGAAGCTTCCTCAAGGGGATGAAATAGCTAACCGTCGCACCACGCTTGTCCCACCTATGCAATCTTACGGTGGTTTTATTCGCGCACCACAGCCATCTCCTGGTGGGAAAGGTGGTAGAGGTGGCGGTAAAGGCGGGGGGTACAATCAGCCGTATCAACAGCCTTTGCCCCAAAACTTAGGTTCTTCAACAGGATATCAAGGGATGGGGTTCACACAAAACTACGGTGTTCCCAGCATGATGAGAGGACAGGACGCTATGGCAAGTCCTTTTGGTTCATCTAACCTCCCAATGAGACAACAGTTCTATACTGCATTTAACAGCGGAGGATTGACGCAGCCTGGAATAGGCGGGTTTTTCGGCTAATGCCTTTAGCAAAAATACAGTTTGCGCCGGGTGTCAACAAAGAAGGCACCGAGTACACAGCAGACTCAGGATGGTTTGACTCTGACAAGATCAGATTTCGGCAAGGTCGAGTCGAAAAAATAGGTGGCTGGCAGAAGTTAATACAATCGGCCTTTCAGGGTATTGCCCGATCAATACACAACTGGGCATCGCTCGAATCAATCAAGTACATTGGGTTAGGTACAAATCTAAAGTTTTATGTCATTGAGGGTAGTAGTCTAAACGATGTTACCCCTCTAAGATCTACGACATCTGCTGGTGATGTGACCTTCGCTGCCACCAACGGATCATCCACGATCACTGTAACAGATACTGCTCACGGCGCAGTTGTGAATGATTTCGTCACCTTTAGTGGGGCAGCGTCACTAGGAGGCAATGTCATAGCCTCTGTCCTCAATCAGGAGTATCAGATTGCGTCTGTGCCAACCACAAGCACGTTCACGATCACAGCAAAAGACACAAGCGGTACAGAGGTAACTGCTAACGCAAGTGACTCTGGAAATGGCGGTAGTTCTGTTGTCGGTGCTTACCAGATCAACACTGGTCTGAATGCCTTCGTTCAAGGCACAGGATATGGCGCTGGCAGTTGGGGTTCGGGAACTTGGGGTAGTGCTAGTAGCGTCTCTTCTGCTGGTCAGTTGCGGTTAATTAGCCAAGACAACTTTGGCGAAGACCTCATATTCAATATCAGAGGCGGCGGTATTTTTTACTGGGACGAATCCTCTGGCACTGGAGCGAGAGCAATAAATGCGACTGCGCTAGGTGGTGCATCTAATGTGCCCACGATTGCTCTGCAAATAATGGTATCTGACGTAGATCAGCATGTGATTGCTTTTGGTTCTAATCCAATAGGGTCTAGTACCGTCGATCCTTTGTTTGTCAGATTTTCGGATCAACAAAACGCAGCAGACTGGACACCAACCGCAACAAACACTGCTGGCGGTGTGAGAATCAACTCTGGCTCGGAAATCATCGGTGCAGTTCAAGCGCGGCAAGAGATACTCATCTGGACGGATGCAAGCTTGCATTCTATGAGATTTGTCGGTGCGCCATTCACGTTCCAGTTTTCAACGCTAAGCACAGACATTTCCATGATATCGCCTAAAGCAGCGGTTAACGCCAGAGGGTCTGTGTTCTTTATGGATAAAGGTGGGTTTTATGTTTACAACGGATCGGTGCAACCATTGCCCTGTTCTGTGAAGGAGCATGTTTTTTCAAACCTGAATCAAGACCAAGCATTCAAGATTTTTGCGGCAGAAAACAACGCATTCTCTGAGGTAATTTGGTTTTACCCAGTTGGGTCAGACAATACAGAAATCACTAACTATGTCTCGTACAACTATGCAGATAACTTGTGGGCTGTAGGCACTTTGGAAAGGGGTGCTTGGGAAGGTGCGTCAGTTCGTAACAAACCGATGGCTGCTACCTGTATTGATAGCAACGCAGCCGTTAACTACTTGTTCGAGCATGAAGTAGGCCACGATGATGATGGCTCTGCTATGACGGCGTTTGTTGAGTCTGGCGACTTAGAGATCGGTGACGGCGAGCGGTTTATGATGATCAGCAGGATACTGCCTGACTTCAAGTTCAGTGGCACCACTAGTGATGCAAGTGTGGATCTAACTGTGAAGGGGAGCAACTTCCCATTAGAAGATCCAAGCACGTTAGCAACCTCTACTGTCACCTCTTCGACCAATCAAAATCACATTAGAGCGAGAGCTAGGCACACGGTGCTTCGCGTTGAAAGTTCTGGTGTCGGATATGGCTGGCGACTGGGTAGTTTGAGATTCGACATGCGGCAAGATGGAAGACGCTAATGGCTACCACAAGGCAAAACCCACTACCCGTACCATCACCAAGCTACAACCCCAACGAAGAAGCAACGAATAGGCGAACGATTGAGTTTGCTCTGGATCGTTTAGAAAACGAGGTGCTGGTAGCCAAGACACAGGATGACAAAACAGGATCTCTTTCTATGCGAAGGTTCCAATTCTTGCTGATGGGCGCATCGTGACAGACGTTATTAAGGTACTTGGTCAGGTTGATGTGTCAGCAACGACAACCACAACTTTATATACGACACCTGATCTTACACAAACAACAGTCAGTTCTTTGGTGATCTGCAACAGAAGCGGATCGGCAATCACATTTCGAGTCAGCATCCATGTGGCTGGCGCAACAGCAGATGATAAGCAGTTTATATTTTTTGATGAGGATCTTGCGGCAACAACTAGCCGCACCGTTGTAATTGGTATCTGTCTAGCACAAACAGATGTCGTAAAAGTTTATGCAAGTGCAGCAAATGTTAGCTTCAACATGTTTGGAGTGGAGACCAGCTAATGATGAATCAACAACCACCATTCCCAATGCAGCCTATGGCAGACCAGATGGCTCAACAAGGCCGGTTTGGCGATAGCATGATGGTTCACATGAACCCGATAGAGGTCGCTGGTATCGCCTCTCTGTCGCCCACAGGGCAGCTTACAACCAACCCGATGACAGGACAGCCTGAAGCATTCCTGCCCTTTCTAGCACCACTGCTGGGTAGTTTTTTAGGTAGCACTGCGTTAACTGGTCTGGGTGCTGGCGGGATCTTAGGTGCCACGGGCCTTAGCTCGGCAGCGGCAGGTGCTATAGGTTCTGGGTTAGCGACAACAGCAGTTACTGGAGACTTGAAAGAAGGCTTGATCTCTGGGCTTACAGGCTTCGGTATCGGAAAGGCTTTGGGTGCTGCTAAAGATGTTGTTGGTGGTGTAACAGAAGCCACAAAAGCCGCAACTGCCGCTGAGCAAGCTCTAGCTAAAGGAACTGAAGCTGCAACTGAGCAGGCCGTTAAAGCTGGAACAACTATCCCAACTTCAGCTACAAATGATGCGCTTTTACAATTGAGTGAGGATGCAGCACAAGCTCAGGTAAACTTAGCACAAACAGCCCCAGCTACAACAGGCGAGTTGCTTACTTCAGGAAAAGGCTTAGCGGCTACGGGCAAAGCTTTGCTAACTCCAGGAGCAGCCATACCTATAGCGATTGGTGAAGGTGAGCGAGCCGCTATGGCGCGTCGAGACGAGATGGACAGAATGTTTGGCGAGAGGCAGGCGCAGTCTGAAGAGGAGTTGCGTCGAGCAGAGGAAGCGTTGGACTCGGCTAGATTTTTGAACGTGACTGGCGAAGGGTACGGCAAGTACGACTATGGAGATGACCCATACTTCCCGACAGGCATGTCTCAAGGCGGTATTACGTCAATCAATCCAGAAGACTTCATGCAAAGACAGACAGAGTTGTACGGTTTGGCTGGAGAAATGCCCCCTGTGAAGCGAATGAGGCCGGGTGGGCGAACAAGCTCAATGTCTGAATCTAATCCAATTTTCAATCCAAGTCCCTCAACGTATGGATTAGGGGGTTCAACTGCTGCACAAAGAGCAATCAGAGGCTCTGTGGTTATAAAGCCAGAGGAGTTAGAGGGCTATAGGCCGGGGTTCGATCCCGAAATCAAATACTTCAGAGAGCCAACTCAAGAAGAGATTGATGCGGCAAAACCATCCACAGACACATCGGCTTCAACTGCCCCTGTTAGTGCAGGCCCAAGCGCAGCAGTGAGTGCTGCTCAATCAGATCCTGATAGAGACTACGGCGAAGAAAAAAGTCTTTACGAAAAAGCAAAAGCAACTGTTTCTAGCGGAGGCGGCTCTTTAAGAAAAAGAAAAGCCGCAAAAGCAAGGGTTGAAAGATACGAAAAAGAGTTCGGTTTACCCGGATCAGCAGAGTCTGTTCAAGAAAATTATTATCAAGCGCCAGTATCAGCGCCGTCAGTAGCATCTGCACCACCGACAGCAGTATCTGCCCCAGCGGCGACATCACCCACGGCTGGAACAGGTATTGAATCTATCCTTCAAGCAAATCTTACCCAAGGTAACATTGATGAAGAGACTAGAGCACTCATCATGCGTGAGGCTTTAGGCGAGCGCGGTATGATGGGGCGTTTCCAAGAGGGGGGTCAAACGAACAAAGCTTTAGAAGACGCTCAAAAGCTCCTTGATCAAACAAGGATGGCTATCCTTGGTAGGCTAGATGAAGATGAATCTGAAGTAATCATCAATCGGTTTATTGATGAATTTGGCTTGGATGCTTTTCAAGAATTAAGATCAACTGTGCTGGAAGAAGTGGTGCCAGAGTCTCAGAAAGAAGGGCTGATCGAAGGCATGGGAAGCGGCATGGATGACTTAGTTCCGGGCATGATTGGTGATCAACAGCCGGTAGCAGTTTCTCCCGGTGAGTTTATTGTGCCAGCAGATGTCGTTTCAGGTCTCGGTGATGGAGATACGGATGCTGGTGCAGAAGATCTTGAGGGTATGATGGATCGCGTCCGAATGGAGCGCACAGGAACAACAAAACAGCCTGCTCCTTTGATGGCTAAGCGCGGAGGGATGCTACCAGCATGAACAACCTTTTAGATTTCGATGCTTCTAAGATTAAAGATATATCCCGTGAGCCAAAGGTGCGGCGGCGAGATGAGCTTAGAGACATCACACATACCATCACTATGGTTCCACCAAACTATGCAAGCACGATGTGGACTGAGGTGAGAGAGCAGTTAGCTAGAGCGGTTGCTCGATCTAATGGCAGATGGAATCTAGAGTTTTTGTACGCTGCAATACTCAACGGCAACCAACAGCTTTGGCTGGCGTTCGATGAAGATCAAGTGATTGACGGTGTGGGCACAACAGAGATTTACCAGTATCCAGAAAAAAAGATGCTGGCAATACAATTTTTAGGCGGTGACAAGTTCAACGATTGGGTTTGGGATATGCTGGATAAGTTCAAGTCTTTTGGCAAAGACACTGGATGCTCTGGCATTGAAGCAACGGCTCGGATGGGGTTCTGGAAATGGCTAGAGCAAGATGAATTCGAGCGTTCATATGTTGTTTATGAAAGGAGTTTAGAGAATGAGTAAAGGTGGCGGCGGCGGCGGCGTACAAGAGAGCGTCGTAACTCAAACAAATCTTCCAGAATATGCGCGTCCTTACTACGAGGACATGCTCAAGCGAACGGTATTCGAGAGCACTCGGCCTTACGAAGCGTTTCCTGGTCAACGGTTAGCAGACTTTACCCCTGCTGAACGGGCAGGTATGCAGGGCTTTCAAGAGATGGCTGCGACTGGGTCTCCGCAACAAATGAGAACGGCCTCGGATATTGCCACTCAAGTTGGTTATCAAGATGTTGGTGCTGGCATGGATGTTGCGCGATCTTTCACGCCTGAAATGCAAAGATCTGAATATCAGGCAAGCGACATTGGTAGCGACTATCAAGCGGGTGATCTAGGGCAAGGATTCCAAGCAGGTCAGCGAGGTGTTGGTTATCAAGCGGGTCGTTTTGATCCTGGGTATGAGGCTGGTGAGTTAGGCCAAGACTATCAAGCTAGGAATCTGAGAAGTCGGTATCGGGCAGGAGAGGTCGATCCGGGCTATGAGGCTTCTGTGCAGCGATCTGGCTATGGTGCCGGTAGAGTAGATCAGGGGCCGGGGTTTGAAGCTGGCACCGTTGCTGACGCTGAAACTCTAGAAAAATACATGAATCCGTACCAGCAACTGGTGACGGACATTGAAAAGCGTGAGGCTAGAAAGCAGTCTGAGATGCAAGGTTCTCAGATTGAGCAGCAAGCGGCGCAAGCTGGCGGCCTTGGTGGCTACCGAGAAGCCATCATGCAGTCTGAAAGAGAAAAGAATCTCTCTGAGCAACTGCAAGATATTCAGTCTAGAGGTGGTCAAGCAGCATTTGAGCAAGCGCAAAAAGCTTTTGAAGCGGATCGTGCCGCTCGTTTGCAAGAAGGTCAGTTCGGTTTGCAGTCTTCTCAACAATTAGAGCAAGCAAGGCAACAGCAGGAAACTTTCCGACAAAGCTCTTTTCAAGCTGGCGAGCAAGCCAAGCAAAGAGCAGCAGAGCTTGGGTTAAATGCGTCTCAACAAGAGCAAGCAGCGAAACAAGCGCAAGAGAAGTTTAGGCAAGATGCGTTTGCTCAAACGGAGTCAGGCAGGGCGCTAGAGCAAAAACTCAATCAAGCGTCGTTTGAGGCTGGCGAACAAGCTAAGCAACGGGCAGCAGAGTTAGGCTTGAATGCCCAGCAACAAGAAGATGCTGCAAGACAAGCGCAAGAAAAATTCGGTCAACAGCAATTTCAGCAGAACGAGCAGCTTAGGTTGGCTCAGCAGCAGGAAGAAAGAGCCGTCTTTGAGGCCAGAGAAAGGGCTGAGCAAGAGGCTGCTAGGCTTGGTCTCAGTGGTCAAGAGATCCAAGAAAGAGCGTTACAGGCCGAGAATCAAGCTCGTATGAGGGCAAGACAAGAAAACGCTGCCTTAGAAGAAACAAGGGCCAGATTAGGCTTTGCCGGTCTTGACGCTGATCGAGCAACTGAGGCTCAACGCTTGGAGGCTGCTGGCTTACTGGGCAGGCTCGGAACTGATGAGCAAAGGATGGGTATAGAGCGGTTGAGAAATCTACAGGCAACTGGTCAGATCGAAAGAGAGCTAGGCCAGAGGGGGCTTGATATAGGCTATCAGGATTTCCTACGCCAACAAGCGTTCCCACGCGAGCAGTTGGCTTTCTTCAGTCAGTTGTTGCAAGGATTGCCTGTCACACCGGGGCAACAAACCACTACATTCGGAGGCCCAAGTCAGGCAGAAAGACTGTTGGGCGCTGGTATTGGTGGTGTTGGTCTTTATAACGCAACTCGGTAGCGGTACATGAATATACTTGAAGTCGAAGACATGGTGAAAGGGTTGCCCGATGATCGGTTGCAACAAGAGGCTGAGATGCCTACTGGGCAAGTGCCGCAGTTTCTGGTTGTGTCTGAGATTCAAAGACGTTCGGATATGCGTAAGCGTTTCGCTGAAAGGCAGCAGCAGCAACCTCAAGGCACCGTGAAAGATCAGATCATACAAGAGGGCATAGCGGCGATGGCACCGCCTGACCAGTCAATGCAGGCTGCGATGATGGGTCAACAGGAGCAGATGCCACAAGAAATGATGCCTCCTCAAGGAATGCCTATGCCTCCTGAAGGAATGCCTATGCCTCCTCAAGGAATGCCTATGGAGCAACCTCCTATGGGTATGTACGGCGGCGGTGTTGTTCGTATGGCTGGAGGTGGTAAAACGCTAGAAGAAATAGCAGCGGAGCTATATGACACGGAAAGACCGATGGTTGGCACTCGACGTGGATCTAGGCCAGCGCCAGGATCTCTGTCTAGAGATGAACTAATACGCAGAGTTCTTGGCGAAGAATATGAAGGCTTGATGCCGGGTGAGGTATCTTTCCCTGGCGGCGGTCTCCGAGACAAATTTATTGGTGATGTAGTTGAATATGGGTCAACCCGAAAAGGGTTAGGCGACACTGATCAAGATGCAGGTTTTGTGGAGCCTACAGCCGTATTTACAAGCGCCTCCGCTGTTGCGGAAGAAGGCTCAGACTCAACAGAATCGGGGCCATTTGAAATCCCAGAAAACTTAATGAAGCCACCTCCAGTTATCCCGACGTTGTCTGGTGCTATAGGTGAGATTACACAAAGAGATTCCAGCAACATTCTGCAAAATCTTGAGGCGTTCACCAACCCAGAACTTATGCCTAACGACTTGACGAGACTGACTGGGTCGAATGCGCTTGGAGAGGATGCGAAAAGATTCAATCAGAATGCTGACGCATCTAACGTCAGGTCTGCTTTTGAAAGAGACAAGCAAGCTAGAACCGACCTTGCTGGCAGGCGCACCCAGCAATTAGAGGGCTTAGAAAAGAAATACGAAAGCTACGCTCAGTCTGTTAAAGACATGAAAGTGCCAACAATCGATTACTCTAGCTTGAAAGCGCAGCAGCAAGAGTTTGCAGAAGGTCAAATAGCAGAGGCTAAGAAGGCTGGCGCAGCACAAGCACTGATCGCACTGGGTGCTGGCATTGCTAAAGGTGATATCGGAGAAGGTTTGAGCGAAGCGGGTAAAGCCACTGCCGCAGCAAACGCTGAGAAGAGAGCAATCGCAGCAAGAAATAAAGCTGCTGAGTTTGGCTTCACTAGGGCGGAGATTGATAACGAATACAATCGGGCTGTTAAGAAAGAAGAAAACAGGCTGAGAGCAATCGAGCTTGAGATCGGCGGCCTAGAAAAACTTGGGGCAAGTCGTTTTGCCGCTGAACAATTTGCCATTGTTAGCGAGGTGCCTGTAGAGCAAGCTATTGCAACCCTAAATCAAAGCAAAGAATTGGCTCTTGCAAAGATAGAAAATGATGAGGCTAAACAAGAAGAGCTTCTGAAGAGAGAGGTTCTCAGAGCTAGTTCCTCTCTAATGAAGATACTTCCTGCCACCGCAACTCTTAAAATGACGCCAGAAGATATGCTCGCCTTGCAGAACAAATTAGCAAGAGACATAGGTTCAGAGTTTGGTTTAACGCTTGATCCAAGAGGTACGACAGAGAAAAAAAGCACAGCCGAACCCGACTCTGACGAACTTTTCGAGGAAAGAATTAAAGATTTAGCTCCAGAAATCCAAGAGCAGTTGCGACAGCAGAGAGAAAGAATATCGGCAGCCGGGGGATAGATATCAACGATGTCATCTCAAACAATACAACTCCTGGAACAGGCTCTTATTCAGGCAAATGAAGAACAAAATCAAGAAGATATTGAGGTTTTTACAAAGGCGCTCCTAGATCAGATTCAACAGCAACAGCCATCTGATACACAAGAGATTGTCGATCAGCCCAATATAGCGCCACAACCACAACCTGAATTAGAGCCAGAGGAAGATGTCACCGTTTTAGGTGGCGTGGGCGAGTTCTTCAAAGCAATACCCAGGGGATTTTCAAACTCCTACCTGAGTGCCGCCGAAGGCTTAGCAGAGGTAGGTGATGCCGCTACAAACATAGCTGGCTTCGAGGACGCTATAGATTCAGGCGATGCTAACGCTATGGTCTCTTTCGCCAGGGATGGGCGCAGAGCCGTTCAAGGTGCCCTCGGTGCAGATGAGGCTTACCAGGATCTTTGGTCAACAAAACTAGGCGAAGGTGTTGGATCATTCGCATCTTTCTTTGGCCCTGCTGGATTCGTGAAGCTACTTGGCCTGGCAGGTAAAGGTGCGGCAGCAGCTAAAGCTGCAAGCACTGGCGCGTTAGCAGTGGGTTCTGGTGCTGGCGATCAAGCACAAAGGATTGAGGCCGCTAAGCAGGCAGGCATTGACGTATCCCAGGCTGATGAGGACGCAGCGATTCTTTTGGGTGCTGGCGTGGGTGCCACAGAGTTGATAACAGTCAACAGATTGCTGAGTAAGCTATCCAAAAAAGATATGAGTCCAGGGCAAATACAGAGTGTAAGGGATTCAATTTCATCCGCTCTGAAGACTGGATCTATCGAGGGTACTCAGGAGGTGCTTGCCTCCCTAGCACAAGACGCTATCGAGCGCAGGATATACAACGAAAACCTACCGCCAGGTGAGTCGCTGTTTGATGACTTCACTGTGGGCGCAACCATCGGTGCTGGCGCTGATCTCGTCACTAGCGCCTTCATAGGCAAGGCTCGCAAGCAACGTATGGGCGCTGTCTTGGAATACGAGCAGCAAGAGCGTGAAAAACATCAAGCAAGCGTCGAGATGGCTGAGAGAGATTTAGATCTTGTGCAAGCTGGACGAGAAGATCCCACCTTAATCGAACCCACCCCAACTACCGATCCCAAAACAATAACTCCACCTGCTGCGGAAATGCAGACTGATCCACTTCGAGCGGCGACTCTTGGAGAAGCTGAGCGTATTGGCGTTAGAGAGCAGATGTACGGGTACGCTCAAAAGATTGCTGGGGTCGAGGGTGCAAACTTTCCTTTTGTCGGTAATCGTTTCGAGGCCACCCCCACTAACGCTGAGCAAACTGAGTTTGAGGTTCTAGACTCTGATGGCAACAAGCATGGCACCACGCTGAGCAGGCCAGAGGCGCTTGAGCTTGCAGATCATCTCAATGAAATTGTAGAAACCAAGAACATCACCAAGGCGCTTATAGATCGCCTCGATATCAGCCCAGACTCTTACACAAAGGATCAGACCAGGAAGCTCCTGGACATTGGTCTCAGGGCAAACTCACCAGACTTCGGCAGATTCACATCGGCACAGATAGACAACGCTGCTGAAGCTGACGAAGAGTCAGGATTCAACCCAAACAAAAGTGTCAGAGAGCTAGAGCAAGAGGGTGTAAAGAAGAGTGACTACACGCCGTCTCAAAGGCACAACGCTAAGCGTTTAAGCCAGGGGCTATCTGAAGACGCCACACACTCAATAGAAGATGCCAAGAAGATGTTGGGCGACAAGTTCGAGTTGCTCTCCACGGAAAGGCGCAAGCGCACTGTCAGCGAGATAAAGACGCTGCTCGAAAGTAAAAATATATCAGCACCACTAGGGTCAACACAGCTACGCTTTCTCATGGAAAAGTTCGTTGGTGTCCCAGCCACTAGTAACAAAAAGCTGAACGATCTTACTAAAGGCGAGATCAACCTGCTCCATGAGCGACTCAGCCAACTGCCAAGCTTCTCATCCCTCACCAAGCTGCCTGATCTTAGGCTTCCCAACTACACCGCCATTCAGTTTAGTTCTGCCAGTGAACTACTCAACACCAACCCAAGCGCAACCGACCAAGAGATCGCTGCAATCACGCAGATAGATCTGACCAAGAAGAGCGGTCAAAAAAAGCTAGATTCCCTGCGAAAAGATTTGCAGGAGCAAGGAGCTTTAGAATTAGCTGAGACTCGATCAACAAAGATTGATGAGGCTGAGCAAGATGTGTCGGCGCTCGATGATTTATCTAGAGATACCTTAGAAAACATAGATTTATCTGCTGGGATAACTTTAGAAGAGTTGTCAGATGCGAGCGGCAGAACGATTGCCGAAGAACAAGATATTGTTGAAGGGCTAATCAACCGAGGATCAGTTTCCTCTGAAATCTCTGACGGCATTATCACGTTTGCATCAACTGATCAGGCATCCTCTGACCTTTACCCCGACGATATCGATGATATCCAAGCGTCTAGAGCGGGAGAGACTGTCACCCCTGTCGTTGCAGAAGAACAAGATGCTCTGCTGAATGAACTAACAAAAACGCTTTCCGATCAGATGAAGCAGTATGGCTTAGGTGATGTTGCGGTAAATGTAGACCATGCCTTGAGAAGTGTAGCTAGGGACAGTCAAGGCAACCTAGTCTATGGCATCAAAGCTGTACCGATCAGCAAACTCAAGCCTGAAGACACAGAGCTTTATGGGCGAGGTGACGTTTATGCGTTTGTTGGTAAAGACCTCGATCAGGATGTGGAGGGTTACTACTCACCAAACATAGGCCAGATTTTTCTAGGAATAGATAGGATCAAGTCTCAGAGGCCAGACGCTACACCTGAACAGATCGCAAACGACATGATCAGCGTCCTTGACCATGAGATCGTACACGCGCTGAGACAGCTTGATGTATTCAAGCAAAATGAGTGGCGATTGCTTTCAAATCTTGCAGCAAAAAAGAAAAGACAGGATGGTCGCACATACGTCGAGTGGGCCAAGCAGACCTATGCTGCCGATCAATTGCAAGAAGCCTCGATGGTGGAAGAGGCGGTAGCTGAGCTAGTTCGGGATGGCTTAGCTGATAACAAGATGTTTGGTGGTAAGCCAAGATCTGTGGTCAACAAAATCAAGCAATTCTTTGAAAGACTCAATAACGCTTTCTCTGGTTCTGGGTTCACGTCATTTGAGGACATGATCAGCAAAATCAATTCAGGCGAGATCGGCAGCAGGGATGTCATCGATGGCAAACGACAGTCTGTTGTCAGAACGCCTTACCGTCTGGAAAAGGCTGGCAGACTTACACGCGATTTAGAAATAATTCCAAAGCCAACGGTTGGCGCAGAAAAACGCTTAGATGATTTTGTCATGTCTAAGCGCACAAAGAGTGGTCAATACGTCGGTGCCCCAGAAGGTCTTAACTCCCCACAAAAGCTTGGTGCTATGCGCCGTTTGGTAGAGGGCTTGGCTAGAGAAGGTGAGCCTGGTCGGTTCTGGTACGAGCGAAGCGGTCAAGAAATACTTGATCTTGTGGATGGTGACAAAGCTGAAGCAGAGAAGCTTATACAAGCCATAGCGATCACATCACCACAGACGCCTGTCCCGTCAAATATGCAGTACGCTTTACAAGCCTACTATCAGAACAAGACTGGTCAACCAGTTAGAACGGGCATGTTTACAAAGACTGCCAGCAAGAATCTAGAGGACGTGTTTGCTGGGCGGCAGTGGGAAGGCAGGAAGACTAATAACTTCTACAACAACTTAATGAGGGTCATCGATCCTCAAAGAACACAAGGCGCGACTGTAGATTTGTGGATGATGCGAGCCTTTGGGTTTAAGGGTGATGCGCCCACAGACGCTCAGTACACGTTCGTAGAGAACGAAATCAAAAAGCTTGGTGATCGGTTAGGTTGGGAGCCTCAACAGGTGCAGGCGGCAATCTGGGTGGCCCAGAAGTCCCGCATGGAAAGCAAGCCGGTCAAGAAGAAGACTGAAGAGATCTCTACACGAAAAGGTTTCATGCACTATGAAACTAAGAACGGCAAAAAGACGAGAGTCATAGATAACCCGGAGGGGCATAGAGCTATCTGGTTTGAGCAGGGGATGAAGCACGATCCAACGCTTACAGAAAAAGATACCGCGAAGTTTGATTACAAAGACGCTATCGAGAGTTCTCTTGCCCAGATAAGCTGGGAAAGTATTCCTGGCGCTAAAACAGGGCATATGCCAGAGGCTTTTGATGCCCCGTTTAAGATACTCAACCAATATCACGTTGATATATCTAAGGCTTTCTTGGATGACAAAGGCAACGATATTGTCGCTAAAAGGTTAGATGTTTTGTCGCCCGGTGATTTTGAGGCACCAGGCTATTTTGAGGGTCGCACCAGCCCTGGTACACAGACGCAGGTTGCCGCTCCTCGTAAATACAAGGGTGAAGAGCTTGGTGAGCTAGAGCCAGGGTCTGTAGATCTAATCAACGCATACTCGGCGGTGCGTGGCATCTTGATGAAGCAAGATGGTGTCGGTTGGCACAGGCCTTTTTATGCCAAGAAATTATCTCGTCCCAAAGCAAATGGCGCTCAAGTTGAAATTGGTAGGCCGTTTTCTTACGAAGAAATCAAAGAACTGGCTGATCGTGTAGAAGATCTAGCTGGACACAGTGACTACAATCCAATATCGACTCCAGATGGAGTCCGATTTATCAACTTTGATTTTTTAGATACCCCTAATAAAGATTTCCATGATATTATTCGTGTTGCGTTATCTGATATGTCGTTCGACAACAACGAAGCAGCAGATGTGGTTTTGTTCGTTTCAGATAGCGGATACTTAGGAAACAATTGGACGGAGAATAGAAATGGCGAAGGTTACCTTTCGGATGGCCTCGGAGGACGATCCGATCTTCAGCGGAAAATTCGTAGTATCATCGAAGAAATTCAGCCCCGGATCGACGCAGTTGACCGATACTATGCAGACAACTACGGCTGGACAACAAACGAAAACCTCAACGCAGAGTTCAAAGAAAAAGCCCCAGAAGTAGAGTTCATCCCAGAGGTAGTTTCTCCTCTAGAGGCGTTTGTACCTAAGCCTGCCTTGATTAGCGAAGGTCAGGTGAAGCAAGCGGTAAAAAAAGATGAACAGATCGCAGCAGATGCGCCTGCCACATTCATTCCCCGCATCAATCCAGAAAGCAACGGATATTCTCAAGCGGTAGCTAGAGATCCTGATCAAGGACAGATACCAGATCAGCTTGATGATGAGTTGTTCTCAAGATCCAATACCCCAGAGTTAGAGCCAGAAGAGCAACAAGCTCTCGACAGTTTGGTAGCTGAGCCTCCACCAGATAGCAAGCCAGGCGAGGCTTACCTGAGTGCTGTTGAAGAGCCTAACTGGCGCACATGGCTGGATAAGGTAAAGGCTGGGGCGGTGAATAGGTATGCTCGCGTTGAACGTCTGTTAAACAAAGACGAAAGGTTTCGCAATCACCTAGCAGATGTAAGCTCAATCTCTGCACTGTTGATGGCAGATCGTTCCACTGCAATTACTGCTTCCGCTTTGACCAAAGGAGTCCCAGTTTATAGAGATGGCGGCACATCTGTTGAGCCTTTCTCTTTCGGCGGCAAGCAGTACAAAGGCTTGATCGATGTAATGAAGCCTCTGTTTCAAAATCAATACGGTAAAAATTTAGAGCAATTAGCTCAAGGTTACGCTATTGCCCAACGAGGTATGCGATTGAATGCTGAGGGTAAGGCGGTGCCTGGCAACGCAGAGGTGAAAGCTGAGATAGAGAAAGCTGCAAGCAAGTATGTAAACGAGGAAACAGGCAGGCCGATCATCGAGGAGTGGTATGAAACCTGGCAAGCCTATAATCGCAACACCGTACAGTTCCTACAGGACACTGGCGTTCTTGATCCAGAAACAGCACAAATGTGGATGGAGCAATCTGATTACGTTCCTTTCTACCGACAGAGCACAGAACCTGATGCAGATTTAGGAGCAAACGTACCAAAAATCTTTTCTGGCATGACCAGTGCGGCGCAATTCAAAAAACTGGAGGGGAGCGAAAAAGAGATAAACATACCGATGCTCGATGCAATTACTCGCAACTTAGCTTCAGCAGTTGAAATGGGTATGAAGAATGTTGCTCAACAAAGAGTCGCTAGAGACCTAATAGAAATGGAGTTAGCGCAAAGGGTCTCTCCGCTCACCCCATCAGCCCAAGGCACAGGGATAATCAGCTTCAAGAAAGACGGTCAAAAGGTAAGTGTAAGAATTGCCGATCCTTTGATCTACGAATCATTGCTGCCCGTTGACGCTGGCTACTCTTTCTTAGAAAAGTATTTAGGAATGCCAGCTACCTTTTTGCGAGAGATGATCACCAGAGACCCAGGGTTTGTTCTTACGAACATGGCTAGAGACACGCTTGCAACTTGGGTCACTTCGGGCGCTTCGTTCACCCCGGTGATCGATACCGTCAAGAACTACGCAAAGGACATGAACGATCTAGAAAAATTCGGTGTCGTTGGCGGGTACGATTTCAATCAAGATCCAAAAGACATAGTCAAGTTTATCAACAAAAATTTGAAGAGGCGTGGTGCTCGACGTGGAGACAGAAAACTTACTGACAACCCGTTGTTCGATATGTTCGGTGCAGCCTGGGACGGACTAGGCACGTTAAGCACAAGGTCAGATTTCGCTACGCGCAAAGCTGTATATGACGATGTCTTGGCCCGTACAGGAAACGAAGTAGAGGCGGCTTTCCAGGCTTTAGAAGTCATTAACTTTGGTCGCAGGGGGTCTAACCCAGTCATGCGAACCATGACAGCTATGATCCCCTTTCTGAACGCCAGGCTACAAGGCTTGGACGTTCTTACACGGGCGTATACTGGCGGATATAGCACCGACAAGACAAAAAATCGCAAACAGCGAGCGGTAAGCACCGCTGTAAGAAGCTTATATCTCACTGCTCTCACGGGCATGTACTACCTTCTAGTAAGCGATGATGAGCAATACAAAGAACAGTCAGACTATATCAAAGACAATCACTTCATTATCCCGACTAGCTCTGGTGTACCGATCAGGCTACCTATTCCTTTTGAGATAGGATTCCTATTCAAGACTATTCCAGAGCGAGTCATTGATTCTATGGTGGGCGAAAGCACAGCCAAGGACGTAAAAGAGTCTGTCATTCGTGGCACCTTAAATACTTTTGAGTTGAATCCGTTTGATGCTGCTGCTTACGGCCCATTGGTGGAAGCTACGATGAACTTTGACTTCTTTACAGGAAGGCCGATAGTTCCGTACTTCATCGATAGAGGGGTTGAACCTCGGTTACAATCTGTGGATAGGACAACGCAACTGTCTAGAGGTGTTTCAGATGTCCTATCAAAGGGCGGGGTAGAAGTAAGCCCAATCAAGATAGACCACCTTTTGTATGGATATACTGGCACTTTGGGCAGCTATGCAATTGATTTGATTGACATGATGATTAGATCTGACGATCCAAAATTAGCGCGACCAATGAGAACAGAAGACTATCCCATCATGCGTCGATTCCGCGCACGGGAGTTCGGTGGCGGCCCCGCAGAAGATTTTTTTGAGCTAAAACAATATGTTGATCAGCTATATGGGTCAATGAAACAGCTTGAAAAAGAGGGCCGTATTGAAGAAGCGGCAGCTTACGCAGCAACAAACGCGAATGCCTTGTCCTACCGCAAAGGTTTGACTGATACCGCTGACGATCTATCTGAACTCAGAAAAACAGAACAGTTAATTCTTACCTCTGACATTCCTTTAGAAGAAAAAGAGAAGCAACAAGATGAGTTGCGAGAAGCCAGGCAAGTAATCTTGAGAGGGATAGTGCCAATCTACAAGGCGGAAATACAACCACCGCTTAAATTCAAGCCTTTAAATTAATCTGTTAAAATATATATCAAGAAGGCAAACCCATAGATCGAGGCAGCGATGCCTACCCCCATGAGAATGCCTGTCTTTATCTCGTCATCGTTCAGTGAGCTTGCCTTCGTATAGGTTTCTCTTACGCCGAGGTATCATGGTACGAGCCACCATCACGCGCTGCCCTCTACCACTATTACCCTTTCGCCGCTCACCTGTGTACACGATCATCCCCTTTTCCGCCAGAGCCTTGTATCGAGCAGTGACAGAGCTATAAGACAATCCTTGCAAAGAGTCCCTCACCTCATCACTGATCGCGCCCTGGCGACCAAAGGTTTCGATAACATCGAACACCATCGCTTCAAGGTGCGTGGTGTCGATGCTATGAGCCGAGTCAACACTGGTGCCGCTCGACTCTCGCCTATGTAGTTTGTACGCCTCAGTTCCAAACTCAGCATGGCTCTGAGGCGATCCTAAAAAGGGATATCGTCCTCGAAGTCATCGAAGCCATCCTGGGTCTTCACTGGTGGTGGAGGCGCACTTACCTGTGGCGCTGCTGCTGCCTCATCAGGTGGGAATGTCTCGGCTTGCAGCGACAGTTGCACTCCCTGATCGCCTTGATTCTTCCACGCAGCCAGCCGCACAGTCACGCCATCCAGGGTGCTATCTTGTTTGAAGTGAGCAGCGATGTGCTTCGCCTGATCTCTGCTCAAATTAATAAACCCTTTAAAGTGGGGTGCCCTGTCACTCTTTCGCTTGTCACCTTCTGGGTACAAGCCCCCTTTGGATTTAATACCTAGATCATAGTTCGGCATCGCTATTCTCCTTTGCTGCCTCTATTTCTGCCTTGCGGCTGTTGTATGCCTGCTTCATCTCTTCAAAGATCGCAGGCTGATGCTCTTGTATTGTGGTAATTGCCCCACGGTTATTCGCAAAGACGCCAGATAGATCATCGTGCATCGGTAGCACAACCTCTATCCAACCTTTTAAGAACGCCTTAGCGCCAGCCTCAGTGCTGTAGTCTTCATCACCAGCGGCCTCCTTGACCGGCTTAGGCTTTGTTTTCTTCGGTGCAGCTTGTGGCTTCTCAACCTCTGCTGCTTCGCCATCGTCATCCTCATCGGCAGCTATACCAACCGCCATCGCTAGACTGTATCGCTTGGCATAGGTCATAGCAGATCCATAGCCTTGGGCGGTGATCTTCTGTGCTGGCACCGGGACAGGCCCAGTCGCAATCTCTTCCCCGTACCCATACAGCACAGTCTCTACTGAGATGCCGTTCTCCATCGGTATGGATCTCTGTATGAAGGCTATGCCGTTGGCGTTCAATGCAGGTTTGGCTGCATCGATCACTGACTTGAGTGATGCAAACCTTGATTTGAACTGTGGGTTTACTTGATCGAACACTGCGTGTCCCATCTCCGATTGTGCTTTGACAAGCGCCTGCACAAGTGTCTTCTCAGCCATTAGATTCTCCTTAGTTTTGACTAGAAAAAGGGTTTCGACGGTAGCCGCTCAAATCAGTTCGGAACTGCTTGGCATCCACGCCGTACTTTTTTGTTATCTCCTGCTCGATGTATTCCACCAACTCCAACGGTGCAAGGTCATCAAACATCTTGAAAGGCATCTGAGCTATGTCGCCCCCACGCCAAGCAAAGAACACCTCACCCACGCGAGGTGCCATCACTAACTTGGGTATACTTGTGATCGACCATATGCCAATCATCTTTTCGTATACCGTTTTATCCATTTCAATCATTTATTTTCCCACTCGTATTCTGGGTAAGCCTTACGAATACCTGCATCAATCAAACCTAAGTAAAGATTCACGCCTTGCTCGGTGGTTGGCACGCCATGCGCTTCGGTAATCTTCGTATGGAGGTTCGCGGCATCTATTGCCATCTCCAGTTCGAGATCTGTTTCTGGATTCGTAAACCAGGGATTGTTTTTCCCCCAGGCTTTGATTCGTTCTTTAAAATTTTTATCGACATCAGTCATGCTATCTCTCTCCACTGATCACAAAACTCTGCCACTCGGCACCAGTTCTGATCGCACCTGACATGCACGCCTTCCCGAACCTCTACTTCGTGCTCCTTGCTATCCGCCAGTCCCTGGGTTTTCAGGTATGCTTCGGCATCTTCCATCGAATCGAAAACTCTCAGCGCACGTTTGTTTGTTGTTTTTTTCGCAGCATAAGTCGTTGGACGAGTCCACCGCTCTATGTCTGTGCAAGGTGGTAATAGTTCGTCGTTGAAGTTCGCAAACTCTGCATCCTGATGCAGCGATATGCGCTCTGCCATGTAGCTATCCTGCTTCTGGTCAGACCAAAGCGCCACATTGATCGTTTGAATTGGTGCAGGAGGGTAGTTCTCGTTGCGCTCTGCCTCTCTGCGATTCCAATCACGCATCACTGCAATGATCCGCAGGGATTTAGATCGCACACCCTTGGCGTGACGCATCAGCCAGGCGTAAGCGTTTAGCTGTAGCTCCCATTCAATCTTGTCATGGATCACGCTCCAAACGCTGGTGCATTTGTAATCAATCGGGCCATCTTGATCTTGCACATCAATAGCGCCACTGATCACCCAACCATCTACCTCAACAAACAAACGCTCCTCACTGATCACATCATCACCTGCATGATCTTCAAAGATACGATGCACTGCTGTACCCAGCACGCTCCACATCTTCTCTGATATGTCTTCGGTCAACTCATCCCAGTGCCGCTCTCGCAGTATGCGAATGCGTGGACTGTCGATCAGTTGCGTGACGGATCGGTGGCTGGCACCACGGGTGTAGTCATCCCTAGAAAGGGCTTTGACTATCGGTGCCGACAGGTTGTGATGATTGGTTATCCTCATCGCGCACCGGCCCCTTTTTGCAGTAGACCCGGACGAAAATATCCTCGCCCTCGTCGTGTTTGCCGATGTAAAACTCCCGCTCTACCTCGCCTGACTGCCGATCTTGCCATCGCTTGTACGAGCTTCGCGCTGCGCTTAGTCTGCTTGTATAATTTTCCGGCAAGACGGGTATGTCGAATGCGTCCTTCCAATACATCTCGTCCCACGGTATCGTCGGTAGCGATTCTCCTGGCTGACGCACCTTCATGTTCACGTTCTTTTGTATTTCTAAACTCATAAGTCAAAGACTCCTCATTGAAGAACATCTCTCCTTGCTCCTCGCTTTCCAGTACATAGTTTCCAATTTTGCTCATGCAAACCTCCATCAGGTTGCAAAGTATAACGACACACGTTATGTTGTGCAACATGTTTGAGGCAACAATACTTGGAGAACCTGCATCGAAAGCCAACTCGCGTAGAATGGTAACGATAGCAGGACGTGCTCGATTGATCAAAAGCCAGAAGGCGATTGATTACGTTGCAGCTTTCAACAAGCAATGTCCCAAGCTAGATGAACTGCTCGAAGGTGACGTGAAAGTCACCATGACAATCTACTACCGCACTCGCAGGCCAGACCTGGATGAGTCAGTGATACTCGATTGTTTGGAGGGGTGTGCTTACAAGAACGACAGGCAGGTGAAAGAGAAGCATATCTATCACGGCTTGGACAAAGAGAATCCCAGAGCAGAGATCATCATTGAACCTATCGGATAATAAGGAGCTAGTAATCAAGATGCTCGAACAGACGATCAAGGATTTGAACGATCCGATTCAGTCTGTGCGGGAGGATGCACTGAGATACATGATGAAGTTTGATGCCTGGGATGTTTGCCGAGATAACAACGTCGATGAAGGCGTGGCGGCAAAGTTCTTCGAGATCACCTACAAGGTAGCGAGCGAAGACAAAGGTATCAGGCGTCAGAAGGCAGTGATGGATGGGGTGAAGGAACTAAGGAGAACAGTCATAGAAGGCTATCGAATCTGAAAGCTACCGATCAACTTTAAGAGTTGATTAGAAAGCTATCGTCGTTTGCCTTCTATAAATATCACAGACCAAAATGATTCACAAGGAGGCAAGATGAATCAATTAAACGAGGACGATTTCGAGTATTTTTTAACAAGTCGGGGTGAAGGGAGGCATGTCTGTCCACTGTGTTCAGGCGACAGAAAGAAAAAGAATCAACGCACACTCGATGTCGATCACGTCAGCGACGGCTTGGTGTACAAGTGCTGGCATTGTGAGGTATCGGGTAAGGTGAAGGATAATCCATTCGATGACTTTGACATTGATCCCCCAGCTAAGGTGCAAGCGATCAGTGTCCCAAAGCAAAACGATTCGCTTGTTGCCGATAACTTCCTGCGCCTTCGAGGCATAGACCCGGATCGCATACGCCATCTCAATGTGGTGGGCGGCACTCACTACTTTCACAACGCTGGTGATGTGTCAGCTATCGGCTTTGCGTATCAAGACAAGTCAGCGATCAAGTGGCGCAGTACTGAAGGCAAGAACTTCATACAGGATGGGTCTGCTCAGAACCTGTGGAACATAGAGTCAGCAGCAGAGCAGCACACCACGGTCATCATCACTGAGGGTGAGCTTGATTGCTGCGCTATCTCTGACGCTCTCGGCACTCGCCCTGATCACCTGGTCGTATCTGTACCCAGCGGTGCCCCTCAAAAGGTGAGTAACCGCAAGGTTGATCCAGCGGAGGACAGAAAGTTCGGATACCTATGGAAAGCAAAATCTGTCCTTGATCAAGCAGACAAGATCATTCTGGCAATGGACTCTGATGAGCCTGGAGAGGCGCTGGGCGAGGAGATAATGAGGCGTGTGGGTAGGGCAAAGTGCTACCACTTAGAGCTACCAGAGGGCTGCAAGGACGCCAACGATGCGCTTATTAATCATGGTGCAGATTATTTAGCAGAGTTGATCGATTGTGCGGTGCCAACTCCACTGGTTGGGGTTTACAGTGCAGATGACTACAGTGAAGACGTGGCTTTCCTGTATGAACGAGGGCTGATGCAGGGCAAGAGCACTGGGTTTACAGGTCTTGATGACGTGTACACCGTTCTGCAAGGTCAGCTTACGGTAGTCACGGGTATGCCAGGGTCAGGCAAGTCAGAGTTTATCGATGCGGTGCTTGTCAATCTGGCAGAGCAGCACGATTGGAAGTTCGCTATCGCCAGCTTCGAGAACCCACCTCCTCTGCACATCATCAAGCTGAGCGAGAAGAGAGCACGCAAGCCTTTCTTTATGGGCAACACAGAGCGTATGTCTCAGGAGGAGATGAGCGAGGCTAAATCATGGGTCAACGATCACTTCGCGTTTCTTGATAGTAAGGATGGTGAGCCAGCCACCATCGACTCGATCATAGATCGCACCAAGCAAGCCGTCATGCGGCTGGGATGCCGGGGTCTGGTGATCGATCCGTATAACTACATTGCTCAAGGGAACACAGAACAAGAGAGCCATGCGATCAGTGAGATGCTGACACGCATGGTGCAGTTCGCCCGATCCTGTGACCTGCATATATGGTTCATCGCGCACCCCGCAAAGATGAGGGCGAATGACAACGGGCAGATGCCTATACCAAACGGCAATCACATCAGTGGATCTGCTGCATGGTTTGCGAAGTCAGACTGTGGACTTACGGTGCATCGCACTGGTGAGCACATCGAGGTGCATTCGTGGAAGTGTCGATTCAAATGGATAGGATCGATAGGCCATGCGAAGTTGAGCTACGATCCAGTGAATGGGCGATATAAAGATTTTGTTGAATGGGATGAGGCAGAGGCCAATCCTGTTCGGACAGTGAGGAATTTTAATGAAACGAAAGACGAATGGGACATCTGATGAGATTACAATGGATGTGGGCAATCCGAAACTGCATGAGAGACATGATGTGGTGTTGGAAAAAACAGACGGAGAAGTGGTATCGAAAGCCAGGGTAACTGATCAACTTGAGATTGATCGCTTATTGCTAACAGATAAGATCACAAGCCTGGAGCACAAGGCGGCTGAGTATATGCTGCAAGTGTTTGTAGACGCTGGGGTTTTTGTAAAGACCGTCAACATGAACGCCATCTCTTCTGGCAGGTTTGCCAAGAGTAATTATAACTATGGGTTGTTGAGGTTCCGAGACACGGCGGGGGTGATTGAAGAGGCGGTGGGTGATGATGCTGCTGTTATGGTATTCAATGCCATCGCTAAGGATCTGCCAGTGTTGGAAAACGAGCTACCGTTTTTTCGACTAGCGATGCAGGCGCTGGACAGAAACTACATCAAAGGATCGTTCGACTGAGCACTTGCAATTCCAGAACGGTCTGAGAGAATCCACGCGACAGTCTCTCCTTAACTGTCATCCCTAGCCCCCGGTCATCGCCTCCATTGTGACCGGGGGTTTTCTTTTAGGGCCGCATGTCGGCTTTATGGGTATCACACTGGGCCGCATTGCGGATTCTATCAGGGCCGTATGTCGGCCTAGCTTTGTTTGAATGTGCCAGTTGATCGGATTGAGCCGTGAATATGGGGCAGCTACTTCATCCGATCTCTTTCACAGAGGAGGCTGGGTTATGTTCAAGCCCAGCAGCACCTGACGCTGACACTCGCCTTGTGCATCCTAGCCCCCAAGTCCTCGTGTTTTTTTGACCGACATGCCACCAATCTCGTAGCCATCAGTAATCTCTGGCAAAGATTGGATGTCGGATATCGACTTGTCCCGATAGTTTGCAGTTATCCAGTCCTCGCTCACATCAGGATCGCGGTACATGATCACGATCTCATAGTCACCCTTGGGATGATCGCCTAGTATCTCGTTTGCCAACACCATGATTTGCTCCACGTCATCAAACAGAGACATCTTGCTTCTCCTCGACCAGTGAAGCCACCTTATCTTGCAGTCTTGTCCAAGCCTGCTTCAGTTCGGCCTCCTCTTTTTTGGAGTGGGCGTGACTCCAAAAGCATGTGCCGATCAGGCCATGTATTCTGGGATCGTCTTTGCTCAAGCGGAGCAGAGTGCTAAGCAGCGATAGCTCATCCTGTTCTAGCTTGAGATACTTTGTTTTTAATTCACTCATCGTCATCTCCTTGATTGTTATCAACGGTTAGAAAGTAATCCTTATGAACCACACCTAACGCTTTGTTGCCCCGGCTATGCTGGGGTATGTAAGTCCTTGATCTGACATCACCAAACTCATCCTTGAAAGTTCGCCAGTGACCGCGCACAACATGCAAACGCTTGCCATACTTCTCGACTCGCAAAGGCGCTGGACGCATTTCGATGCCATCCTCCTTGGGCAACTTCACTGTGCATCGGTAGTAAGAATCGTATGGCGCTATGTTCGGGCGCTTACTCTTGTTACCTTTGTTCGAGTTAGGACTTGCTGGATGCTTGTCCACCCACGGATAGTTGAGCACTCGAAGAATCTCCCAGCTTATTGTGGTTGTTTTCTTCAGTCACTATCGACTCTCCTTATAGTTCGTTTACAAATACTTCCTGGTGCATCTCGCAGCGCAGGCAGTAAAAGCCTGGGCCATGATCGTATTCCAGGTCATTGCCATGACAGACCTCACATCGGAGGTTGTCGTTTTCGTTTTCCTCGATAGCAAGGCAGACCTCACAGAACGTGAAGAAATACCTGCCATCCTCATCTTCATCCTCGACTTCAATCATCTCGATGTCGGGATGCTTTGGACACATGATCGCGTCCGGCTTGTTCCACGGACAGTTGGGTAAGTAATCGTCCGCATCGCCTCGATCTAGCATAATTCACTCCTTGTTTTTGGGCGCAAGATGTACCTTTAATATATTTCGTATTGACCGTGTCCCAGCAGGCTATCGCTGTTGATATCATCTCGCTCTAGCTTACCTTCTCGCTCCATCCTAGCGATACGTTCTCGCCATCCGCGATATTGATGGACACCTTTAGCCAACAGCCCGATATCCCGTTGGATATAATGGATCAGACGTGTTTGAACCTCTTTTGCCCACCAATCTTTCGATCCAAGCTGATCGACATCCGTTCTAACAAAGTACATCACGAGTTCTTTCTCACAGACATCGAGCTTGCGATGAACCTCTGCCACCGCCTTCTCGTATTCCCTGATCCATTCTTCATCAGTCATTGCTAATCACTCCTTTTTTGAGCGCAAGACGTACCTGTCCAGCGTGATGACGCCGCCTAAGTTCTATGCGGCACACGTTCAAAGTGTCGAGCCATTGCTTGCTTTGTTCTTCGGACGCATCGGGGTAGCCCACCATCAATGCCGCCATGTTATGCAGCATCTCTTGGATCTCAGAGATCCTCTCCATTGCGATCACCTTTTCACGCATATCGTGAATGAATTGCTGACTCACACGATCCTCCTTTTATCGGCTCTTTCGGTGCGCTCTGCCTCGAAGCGAAGCTTGCAGGCATCGATCTGTTTTCGTTTCTTTTCGACCTGGATGTTCTGCATTTGCAGATCGGTGTAGTACTGAGACCACTCAGCAGACCCACGGATCTGAGCCTCGGCGCGAACTGCGCTGAGACCCGAATCCATGAGTGCTGTCTTGCGTGCAGACTCCCAGCTTTTGAAGGAGGTGTCATAGTTCACTTGAGCCATGGCAGCCTCCTCCCACTGCACGATCAGTGCATCGAGTGAGTCGAGGATCTCCTCAAAATCACTCATCGGAGTCAGTCGGCACAACAGCTTGCAGTGCGGTATCAAAGTCATAGTCTCTGGGAGACTGCTCTTTGATTTTGTTTGCCAGCTTTTTTATACGCCCCTCTTGCTGGTAGAGCGCACGAAAAGATGCTGGACTGGCAGCGGGGGAGCCTTCAGGAAAGTCATTCTCTAAGGATTGATAATCCGTCTTGATGTCGATGCCAGCGTGGAACAACAGATCCAGAATCAATGCGATATCCGCATGATCAAGGTAGATCTTCTGCGGGTACAACTTGTCCTCCAAGTCACCAATCGCTTGTTGCTGCATATTTAGCAGGTGCTCTTGGCGTGCAACTTGATCACGCAGTTCTTGTTTTGTTTCGGGTTTCATAGGTTCTCCTTATTGGTTTTCCGATATGCCCCGGAGGGCATTTCACCTGGTCACCAGCCAGGATCGTCAGTCGGATGTTGTTGTTTGTGCGTTAGTGTACGCTGCCTGTTGCGCTGTCGCAACACCAAGCCTTAGCGATCTGTGTGATCGCGGAGCTTTTGTACTGCTGCGAGGCACGTTTTGTTGCCGTATCGGTTGGCTCTCTTGCCTGCTTTCCAGGCGTGTCGAGCGGGACTTTGGGGGTGACCTGCTTTTGGGCCGCCATTGTATCCAACCCAGAAGGCGTGCTTTGCAGTCGAGCCTCTGTCGGGAAACCCCTTGTTATTTATGGGAGGATTCTCCAGATAGTGATCGTAGATCGTTGTCATGTTGATGCTCCCTGGGCTGCTCGCACTTCAGCGTGTAGCTTCTTGGCTATCGGTTGGCTTCCCATGTCGTAAGACTCTGGCAGTCTGCCGTCGATTACGGTGGCGTAGTTGCGGTCTAAAAGTCCTTCATCTTCGTCGCCCCAGTGAGACCAGGTAAGCTCAATGAACTCGCCCTCTGAGTAGTCGCATTCGGCGTGAGCTTCTGCGTAGGTGTTACACTCGCGGAAGTCGCCGGAGCGATCATCGTGATCCTTGCAGTCCATCCACACCCACCACCGATAGACAATAGATTCGCCTTTTTTCACATTTGCCTCCTGGGCCGCTATGCAGCGGCCTGTTGGGTTTTAGATTGCAGGGAGTCGAGGTAATCGACTGCCTTCTGCGCCTGTGCTGCTGCGTCCTTGATGAACGCCTTGTCATCGTCCAGAGCCTTGAGCCAGCCCTTGAGGTATTGCAGGTGATCGGCACGGATCTCACTGCTGACGCCCAGGTCGATGCAGAGCATGGCGGCACCGATCTCAGCGATCAGTTCCTCGAATGCATAGCCTCGCTTGTTCTTCGAGTCGAGGCGATCATTGCGAGACTTGTGCCCCGTCCAGTGGACGTGTTCGTGCAGCAGCGTCGAGTAGAAGCACTCGGTCGCGGTGCTGGTCTTGGTCGCGCTGAACAGTGATCGCTCTGGCATAACGATCTGATCGTTGCCAGGGTTGTAGAACGCCCGGCCTTCGCCCGTGTAGGTGAGGCTCGCGCCCACGTTTGCCAGGTACTGATCGACGCGATCATTGCGCTCAGTCTCATCCACCTGGTCGATCACTGGTGGTGTCCAGGGGTTCTCGAATCCCTCGATCACGTTGTTACGCACGCTGCTGAAATCCCAGACGGCGTCGGTAGTGAACCCAAAGACTCCGTACTGGCTCTCAGTGTCGCCCGTAGATTCGTTCACCTGCTCGCCAGTCTTCACTCTGCGAGGGCGAGCGATGTAGAAGTCGGCCTTGCTTTTGACCTGGTAGCCAAGCTTTTGCCAGCCCTTGAACGTGGAATAGAACGCTGAGCCTTTCAGCATTGCGATCAGTGCGTTAGCGCCAGTGGCGCGATGGCCTGTTGCTACGTTGTGGGGCCGCACTGCCAGGCTGGCGAAGGGTAGTGTGAAATCTTCAGAGTTCACGCCTTCGATAAGTTGGGTGATCTGCTCAGCAAGCTGATCGTTGATGCGCTGAGTGTGGTCTATCTTGCTCATCGGATGCTCCGTTAGTCGTTGTGTGTTGCATGTATTATACATGTTGGTTTTGGTTTTCCAAGACCCCCGGAGGGGTTTCGATCAGTCACCAGTTGATCTCATCAGTTGGAGTGTTTCGCCTCGAAGGCTTTGCGTCTTCGATGCAATTCCATCGCGCAGTAGTGGCGCTCGTCTTCGTACTGCCCACACTTGGGGTTGTCTGGGTTGGCAGTGATCGCGGCAGCGCAGTCCTGCATAACGTAGAGCAGTGAGTCCAGGCTCATGCCCTTGGTCTTGGCGATGTACTGCGAATGCCAGCGCCCGTCACCATCGGTGTAGAGTGCGTCCATCAGACAACCTCCCCGGTGATCGGTTTGATGATCACGTTGCTGGGCGACATGCGTCGGAACAAACCAGAGTGATCGCCGTTGCGCTGAATCCAGATCACCTTGGCGATGCCGTTCTCGATCCTGATCCAGGCAGGTCGCCATTTGACAACTACAATCATCTGGGGCGCATAGCCAAACTCAAAGCCTTCTGGGCCGTCTAAAAGCTGATGTGCTAGTGCCATTACGCTCGCCCTCCGATCAGTGCTGCCAGGTTGTTCTCCTGCTCCACGATGATCTCCAGGCCAAGCCTCTCGATCCGCTGTAGATTCTCAGGGGTCAACGTGCGCGTGCCAGCGATCTCCGCAAGGATCTTGGCGTGCTCGCATACCGGGTAGGCTTTGTTCTCGCCGTACACGTTTTTGATTTTGATCACGATTGCTTTCATAGGATTGTCTCCGTTAGTTTTCCAAGACCGTGCAGCGCACGGTTTCGACCAGGCACCACCTGGTCTCGTCAGTTGGAATGTCAGAAGCGTGCCTTTGCACCTGTCCGCTCCCAGTAGGAATTGACTGGCCTGTATCGGCAGTCCCAGGTATCGATCAGCCAGCCGTGCTCGACTGCCGTGAGGTGTCTGCTGTTACGCACGATAGCCACTCCCCGGAAGTCCCAGTCTGCAAGCTTGATCAGCTTGCCCTGGGCGTTGCGCGGCGGCTTACGCTTAACCAGCCCCTGGTCTTCGGCGTAGGCGATCCACACCTTGTCATGGTTCGGGTACGCGCCCATCTCCAGGCCGAGTGCCATGAGATCGCGGAACACGTTCCTGTAGGTGTCACCCAACACGATGCTGAGTGATCTGATCACGCAGTCATCTTTGAAGGTTTTGCAAATGCGCTCACCAGCGCCCCAGTTTTGATATTGCATAGGATTTTCTCCGTTGTTGGCTTACCTCGTCAGCGCGTCGGGAGCCACCCGATCACGAACGCCCTGGGGGCGTTTCGGTTAGTGATTGAAGTCGTAGCTGAGTTCGATCCAGCCCACGATTGCCAGCGCGATCGCGTACACGAACATGCCTGGGCCAAGGATCGCAAAGCCCCAGTGAGCACCCTCGGCTGAGAAGTAGGCCCAGTCTGTGAAGACAACGCCGCTGGCGATGAAGAGCAGCACGATTGCTAACCAGGCCGATGCCTTGATCAGTGTCCAGATGATTTGAAATAAGTTCATAGGAATGTCTCCGTTGGTTTTCCAATACGCCCCGTGGGGCGTTTCGGCTGGTCACCACCCAGCACTCATCAGTTGGAATTAGACCGCCTCGGCATCGATCACCTGCTCCCACTCGGCAACCGATAGACGCTTGCCATTGTGTTTGCGGGTGAAGAGGCGAACACCCTCGGCCCAGGAGTCTTTGCGCCAGTGGCCTTTGAAGCAGCGTCCGCCCTTGTTCAATGGCTTGCCTGCATCGATCCATGCCTGGTGCTTACGAGGTGACTCCTCGCTGAATCGCTGCTCGACTAGCTTGATCGTGTCCCACGCCTGCTTGTCCTGGCGAATATCCTTGATCTCCTGGACGCTCATGAATGGGCAGAACACGCAGGACGACTTGGCAACCTTGATGCCGTAGTAGTCGAGGATGTCCAGGCACGCCTGTCGATTGAGGTTGCGCTCAACCAGTGGGTACTCGTATTCGTTGGTGTCACCCTTGGGCTTGGTGAATCGAGCGGTGCGGTGACCCTCGTCAGCCTCGATGCCGATCAGGTAGGTGATCTGCTCGTTGGGGTATGTCTGATCGATGTACTTCTGGATCACATCGCCTTTGTATTTTTT